TTTGGATAATATCACCAAAAGTTGTGTTGTTTTAGGTGTGGATTATAAAGACGTTTATAATTATATGTCACAGAATTTTGGTAAGGTAATAAAAATAAGTAAATCAAGTTTACAAATAACAAATATATAAGCCATGTTACCAATATACGAAGGACCTATAGCAGGAATAGACGGAGGAGGAGGTAAACAAGCCTTGGGTTATTGGAATGTTGTAGTTGATGATGGAACGACTCATGTATGGACAAATACTAACTCTGATTACAATAGTGCAAAACAAATTCGAAATATTGAGGCGTATTATAGTGCCAAAGGGACCTCTATAAGACAAATGAAATTTGTTGATGGGGGATATACAATTTGGGAAACCCCAAGAGAAGCAAAATTCTATCGTGTAAGAATATCTTCAAAGGACCCCAATAAATTCAAAAATAATTTGATAATTGCTGCAGAAAATTATGACGCAGCTTTAACCGCATCTTCCGCATTTGGAGTTACGAAAACCGTATCGGATAGTCCAATGATTTTTATGGGCTCAATAAAATAAATTTTATGGCAATTTACTTAGTAACAAAATTAAATAACGGGAAAAAAAACACTTATCTATGCAATGCCGCAAGTCCATCATCCACCCTATCGATTCCAGGAGAATATATACAAATAAGTTACGCAAATACTGACAATGTATTCAATATGAACTCAGGTCTGTCAATTTATAATGCCATTTATTTTGATGGTGGTGGAACAAAACAAAACGTTTATATAGCAGAAAGTTCATTCGACTCTGTGTTCGAATTTTTCAGAAGGAATTATGATATTACAGATTTTTTGTCCATAAACAAAACAGATTATGTTTGGTACGAACTGAGATAAAATTATGAATAACTATATAGTAAATTGGAGTAATGGAATTTCACAAGAAAATTTTCTTGTAGTTGCAGATTCTTTTGGTTCATGTGCCGACATTGTCATGTCAAAAAAGTCGGAAGAGGGTTTTATATTGTCCATATATAATACAACTTTATCTATTGACAAAAATATGGGTTCTAATGTGTATTATATTGGTATGGGTGACGGAAGTGAATTTTTTGTGACATCATCAAGTTGGCTCGAAACGAAAAATTGGGTCTACAGTGCTTTGGGTTCTAACGTCGATACCATCACGTATATGGGTATGCAATACATATCTTAAATTTTTTTATTAGTTGAAAATCAACTTTTTTGGTATTTGGTAATATTTATAAGATAAAAATTAGATAATTTCTCATGCAAGAAAATAAAAATTTAGTAGAAGAGGCGCTCATTCAAATGAAAAATGTTGAAGAGGCTATCGCCGAGAATGCAAAAGGAATACTTGCTTCAACTATGAAGGAAGAAATCAACCAATTAGTAAAAGAATCTCTTTCTGAACAAGATGAGATTGAAGACGACGAAGTTGAAATGTCTACAGACGTGGATGACACAGAAATGGACATGGATACTGATAAAATGGATGATTTTTCAGACGAAATTGAAATCGACTTTGAAAATGAACCCGAAACTCAAGATTTAACCGGTTTACCCAACGACGAACTTTTCAAAATCTTCAAACGTATGAATCCTGAGGATTCAATCACCGTAGTAAAAGATGGTAATAATTTACACATCACTGATGATGATTCTGATGTTGAGTATTTAGTCAACATGGGTGAGTCTAAAAACAAAAGACAAACTATGAAAGAAGAAATGGAAGAAGCAACAATCGATGACATTATGGCGACTTTATTCGATGAACCAGGAACTGAAATGGAAGTTGACGTAGATTCTATGGAAGATGATACTGAAACTGAAATGGACGTTGACGTCGATTCTGACGAAATGGAAATGGAAGATGAAGTCATGTATGAAATCGAACTAGGAGAAGATGACGATGAAGCTGATGATGAAGCTGATGATGAAGCTGATGATGAGGCCGATGAAATGGCTGAGTCGGATGATTTAGAAGAAGCTGATGATTTAGAAGAGTCAGATGACCTAGAAGAATCAGACGATTTGGAAGAAGCTGATGATTTAGAAGAATCAGACGATTTAGAAGAAGCTGATGATTTAGAAGAATCAGACGATTTAGAAGAATCTGATGATTTAGAAGAGGGTAATTGGGAAGAGTCTATTGAGGAGTCTTACAATCACAAGAAAGCGATAAAACCTAAAGGTGTTGGAATTGGTAAAGGTCCAAAGTTCTCATACAAGACAACTGCAAAAGGTGGTTTCAAAGAGGACAAAAAAGAAGGTCCTAAAACTATGGGAACTGGTAAGGCTAAATTCGAATACAAGAAAGGTGCTAATATGGAAGGTAAATCCAAGAAAGTTGAAACCAAAGAAGGTCGTCAGGGATACAAAGATAAAGAAGATGAAAAATTGGGAATGAAGCATGGTAAAACAGCTATGAAGCATCTCAAAGGTTCACATTCTAAAAAAGAAAAGTCTCGTAGAGATGACGCGGGTTTCGAAAAAAGAGAAACTAAAGAAGCGGCAAGAACTTACGGTATGGGTTCTAAAGAAGGTAGAGGTCTAAGAAAAGGCATCACCAACAATAGAAACTTTGTGTATGGTTCTAATGGTGTGAAAGTAGAATCTCTTGAAGCAGAAGTTAGTATGTTGAGAGAAAAAAATGATGAGTATAGAAAAGCATTAAATGTGTTTAGAGAAAAATTGAACGAAGTTGCAATCTTCAATTCAAATCTTGCATACGCAACTAGACTTTTCACTGAACACTCAACAACTAAAAAAGAAAAAATAAACATCCTCAGAAGATTTGACGGAGTTGAAACTTTGAAAGAATCTAAAAATCTTTATAAAGCAATCAAAGACGAATTATCAACTGAAGAAACTAAACCAATAACTGAAGCTGTTGAAACAAAATTAAATAAGAATGTTTCTTCAGGTTCAGCAGTGAATCTTATAGAGTCAAAAACCTACGAAAATCCTCAATTCTTGAGAATGAAAGATTTGATGAGTAAGATAAACTAAAAATAAATCAAAAAAATAAAATAATACTACAATGGGAGCATTATTAGAATCAGGTCTTGTTGGTAACATCGGGTTAAAACACCTTAAAGTTATCAAAGAAGACACAATCGGAAAATGGGACAAATTAGGATTCTTAGAGGGTCTTAAAGGTCACATGAGAGAAAATATCGCGCAGCTTTATGAAAACCAAGCTAGCTATTTGATAAACGAAGCTTCAACGACATCTGACACAGGTGCGTTTGAAACTGTGGTTTTCCCTATCGTTAGAAGAGTATTCTCTAAATTGTTAGCTAACGATATCGTATCTGTACAGGCTATGAACTTACCAATCGGTAAATTGTTCTATTTTGTACCTAACATTCAGAGCTATAGTGATACTCCATCACTTCCAGGTCTTTCAGAGCACTACGCACCTTATGGAGCACCAGATGGTCCTGATTCACCAAATAAAGGTTATAACTATAACGATGGAAGAGACCTTTATGATAGATTTTATGAAGGTAACGAACCAGCATTAGACCCACCAGGTTTATTTGACTACTCAAAAGGTTCATTCTCAACAATTACATCGGCAGTTACATCAGTTGTTACAGCAGCTTGGGATAATACTACGTTGAATTTAGTACCAAGCAATTACAACACAACTACTCCGATTGTAGGTAACTCAGCAAGTAACTTCAGAAAAGTTCTTGTAATCATGAGTGGATTCGCACAAGCAGCTGCTGGTAAATTGATTGGTCCTGATGGTAACCCAATTGACACAGAAGCATTCTTGTCTGATTTGACAATTTATGGTGTTTCTAGCAACACAACTACTGCGGGTGGTGGTCCTTATCTTTTCAGAGTAGTAACTCAAAGATATGGTAAGGGTATCGTAGAATACGGTGACAACAATGCTCGGTTAGACTTCCCGAATTCTTTAACTGATGGTGGTCAGTATGATAACATTTGTGATGTGAATGGCAACATTTACTTGGAAATCGACCTTCAAGTTCCAACATGTATTACTTGTGGACCATCTATGGACGGTTATACAGGTTCAACATTCTCATCTAACACTGATTCGAACAACGCATTTACAGCAACTTATAGACTCTATAAGAACTTAGAATTCGAAGATAAGATTGGTGAGGTTTCATTCGACCTTATGTCAGTGACAGTTTCTGTAACTGAAAGAAAATTGAGAGCTCAATGGTCACCTGAAATGGCACAAGACGTCGCGGCATTCCACAACATTGACGCTGAAGCTGAATTGACAGCTTTATTGTCAGAGCAAGTTGCTGCTGAAATCGACAGAGAAATCTTGAGAGACCTCAGAAAAGGTGCGGCTTGGAACTTGAGATGGGATTACAACGGATGGAAGAGATTAGGTAACGGTACTGGTGCTGTTTCTTATACTCAAAAAGACTGGAATCAAACTTTGATTACTGCAATCAACCAATTGTCGGCACAAATTCACAAATCTACTTTGAGAGGTGGTGCTAACTGGATTGTTGTGTCATCTGAGGTTTCTGCAATTTTTGATGATTTGGAATATTTCCACGTATCAAACGCGGCTCCTGAGCAGGACCAATATAACATGGGTATTGAAAGAGTAGGTACTCTCGCTGGTAGATATCAAGTTTACAGAGACCCTTACTTCCCACCAAACCAAGTGTTGATTGGACACAAAGGAACATCGCTTCTTGACACAGGTTACATCTACGCACCATATGTACCATTACAACTTACTCCAACAATGTATAATCCATTCAACTTCACACCAATCAAAGGTATCATGACTAGATATGCTAAGAAAATGGTGAACAACAGATTCTATGGTAGAATCACAGTTGATGGTGTTAGAACATTCGATTTGAAAGAGTTGAGATAATATGGTCTAACCAAAAATATAAAAGGGTCCCTCGGGACCCTTTTTTTATTCTATTATTTTTTTTGAAATTTCAGAGTTTAAAACCGCTAAAGATTTAGATATTAGTTCAGTTTCAATCATTGTGAAAGCACCTTTTTCATATGCGTATTCCAAGGATTTAGTGATAAAAATAATTGATTGTTCCAATGTTAAATCGTCTATTAAATTTCTTAAATCTATAGGAGAATTGTATCCGATAGATTGAAACAAGTATCCAATTGGTTGATTATTAGTTTCCATATTTAAATTTTGAGATATTTATAAATAATAATCGATTGGAATGAGAAAAACAATAAAAGAGGCTACAACATCAGCTAGCTCGGGTAAATTCAAAGTACCTGTAGTGTTAGCACCTCAAATTTGGAAAGACAATCAATTGGGCCCCTTCACGGATAAAGTTTATCATTATGATAATGCAGAATTGGCTTATGAAGAAGCGGATGGTGATTATTTAGAGTCACCTGAAGAAAGAGAAGAAATCGAAAATAAAACTGATAAAATTTCTCAGGTGGACATGTATCTCAAACAATTTTACACAGGACAAAATGATGAAGAGGGGTCTGCTTTGAACCCCACAATGTCTGGTTTACCTCCTGAGGTGGCTGATTTGGTGAATCAAACTTTGGAGGAACAACTAATCAAAGAAGATTTAGCCGTGTGGTTCGGAACGAAAAAAAAACCCAAAGGAAGTAAACAACCTAAAGGTCCATGGGTGAATATATGTAGAAAGGAAAATGGTAAACATCCCCCTTGTGGTAGAAAAAATGCATCATCTAAGGCATATCCGAAATGTAGAGCCGTTCATGTTGCTTCAAAAATGAGTGATTCCCAAAAAAGAGCTGCCTGTCAGAAAAAGAGGAATGCTGAAAAAAAGGAGCCTAAAGTTGGTAAAGGTAATAAACCGACGATGTCTTCATATATGCCAAGAAAGGAATCTTTGGAAAGATTGATTAGGAGAATAATTAAAGAGAATTATTAGTCACCCTTTTAAGAATATCCTCTAAGGAATGTTGAATATTACTTCTCATTTCTTTTTCGAGAACTTCTCTTCTGTTTTCTAATTCCGAGTCGAATAGTTCTATGAGTTCAGAATATAAATCTGAATTTTCAATGTATACGCTGTAACTATATACGTGATTGATAAGAAATAAAGTTCTTTGATGTATCACAATGAACATTCCAAAATTATCATTTTTGATAAACCTTTTCAATGAACGTGGAGCAAATGTCAATCGAGATTCAGATTCTTTTATTAAATTCTTACAAATCTCAACGGAGGTTTGTTCCTCGTAAGTCACTTCGGGATGTGGGTCAAATTTTTCTTGAAGATAGAGATAAACCTTGTAGAGTAATTTTGGTACGTAACCGACAATTTTCTTTTCCATGAAACAAAAATATGGGAAAATTTTAAATTAACAATAAGAACCTGAACAATGTTTTTTACCATCCAATCCTGGCATTGAACCTTTACAAACCTGAACCGCATATCCATTTGCGTATGCACTTGGATAGACTTTGAATTTAGCCTTTGCCGCTGCTTTACCTCTTGCACAAAGTTTTGTTCCTGTTTTCTTCTCCCCCTCACTCAAATTGTCCTCAGGGTAATTAGATGTTTTAGTTTCATTCATCATAAAATCAAAAACCTGGTCCATGTTTTCCTTCGCAACAGTAATGTGGTCATCGGCCCAATCGTGTCCTGCCATCAAAATTTCGTCAACAGTATTGGGGTCTAATTGTAATAATAAGTCGGCTTGCCTTCTAATTTGTTCTAAATTACTAAAAAACATATAATTAGGTGACTGTTGTTCTTTCATCACTTTTTTCACCAACTTGGTGATATCTTTTTCTGTTATTTTAATTATACGTTTCATTTTACATTTACTATATTAAAAGTTAATTGTTTCTTATAAGTATCCTTCTCACCTGAAGTGTTCACTTGGATATCAACATAATATTGATTTGGTATTTTGTCTCTCATATCAAATATGAAATAATACTCGTTGGGGGTTCTATTTATCGGAGTCCAATCTTGAACTTGGACTTCTGTGGTGCCCTCTTTTACGTAAACCCTATAAAATGCTGAGATATTTTCTAACAGCACTTGCCCTGTGTATGCCTTTTTAATTGTCACCCCTACCTTTCTGATATCAGTATTTAAAATTTGTTCATTTTGGAGGATACCATAAAAATCGAATCCATATATTGAAGGTTCTTTTGATTGTGAACCTATTTGTATACCAGCACTGTATTGTTGAAGTATAAACTGATTTGTAACATTTGGTAAAGGTTGTCCGTTTATAGTTAGACCGGACCAAACGTCAAAGTATTCACATGGAGTTGCTCCTGTGAATCCATCAGGAATAATTACCTCATATACCCCTTTTGTTCTCAAACAAGTTGTTAGAGAACCCATACCACTTACAGCAACTCCAAGTCTATCTTCAATCCTAACGAACGGAAGCGTGTCTAAATTCGACAAATCTCCGTTTTGGTATACATAGAGATACAATTTATTTTGTTGGTTTTTTAGGAAGATATTTCTATCGTCCTTGATGTAATCGTCGTAGTTGGTAAGAAGATAAGGTTGGTAGAACGTTTGAGTATGTCTTGAGAAAAAGGCAACCGAATAACTGTCTGTCAAACCTGTTATATTTTCAACTTGTGGAAAATATGCAATACCCCATCCTGTAACACCTGTAATTGTTCCATCTAAAATTCCATTTATTTCAGATGTCATGTCCATGTTTATATCCTCATTACCGAACTCGAAATGTTGTTGGTCTATGATTGTTAGGGCTGAAAAATTTACAACACCCAAATTTTTGTTGTTATAAACTCCTGGCTCAGACCAATTGTCCACAGTCGAAGTTTGGTACCAATTTGAAGGTCTTGTAGAGAAAGCTCTTGGGTCAACGTATGTCAAAGGATTCGCACCACCTTGAGCACTATTTTGGTTGATATTGAAATCATTATAATCATATCCTACACCCTCGTCCCAAGGTTGTGTTGAACCTGTGTTTCCACTGAAAAGTGGGATTCTAAACAAAAATAAATCAAATGAAGTTGCTCTTCTTCTTTCGTTTGACATGAATGTATTCAATAATTCATTATCAAATGATGAGGTATTTGTCATTTTCAAAGTGTGAGTCAAACCACTTATACCAGGCGTACAACCCGTAGATATTACTCCACTTTGTATATTTGAAATTAAAAGAGATAAATCTAAATCAAATAAAAATCTTGTAAATCCGTAGTTGGGTATTACAAAATCAGAAGCACCAAAGTTCAATTCGATTACAGGATTTCTTCCTGTATTTACGTAAGAATTTGAAATAATGGTATTATTTTTATCAATATAGGACCTTAAAATTGACATTACTTTTCTTTATAAATATCAATTCAATCGAATATTTGAGTTCAATATTTTTCTTCTTGCACTTTGCATCATTCGGTCCAAATCTTCTACTTGGATTCCTGATTGAGTTTTTGATACAGGTGCTAAACCAGGATATGCGTGGGTATGGGAAACTAAGAAGTTATAAATCAAGTTGATTAGTTCGAGTAATTCTTCACCTCGAACCATACTTGATGTATTGGATTGTATAGTTTCTGTGAATGCAGACTCGGCGATTCCGTAAACTGAATTTGCAAAATTTATTTTTTGTTTTCCTTCAATATCAGAGTCTTGCGATAATAGGTAAATTTTTTGACCACCCAAAGCTGCCAAAGTATTAGGTTGGTATTTAAAATTACTAGTTTTTACTTCTTGAATTTGAACCTTGGAAGGTAATCCAACTGTATCTTTTTTCCAAATCAATCCATAACCACCCGGGTCTGCGGTATTCAGTTTTGTACCGTTGTATACTATTTTCAGATTTCTTTTCGAATTTACATTTATGTTTGATATACCAGAAGATGGATTTATTATGTTATACATCTCAACGGTTGGTCGGAAAAAAATCGGAAATTTATTTGTTGACTCAGAAAATAATTGAGCTCCCGTTCTACTCACATTACTTTGATTACACGTTGATATATATGAATTTATAAACCCTATTGTGTCTATCATCGATAATTGAGTGAAATTTTCCGTATCAATTAAAAATTTATCGGCAACAGAAACCTCTGTGGTCACTGTAAAATTATCTGTATTGTATTTAACTGATGGTTTCAGTGAGTATAGATATACAGAACCATTAAATCTATTTGCATTATTTTCAGGATTGTTGATAACCCATTCTATTAAATAATTTACTAACAAGGTAATAGGTGTGGTAGAAATAATTTTCTGAGTTTCTTCACCCGACTTTGTTCTGTCAAAATTAGAAAGTTGTAAGAAAGCTCGGTTCGGATTAGAAACCGCAACAGTATTTGATTGAGGTGGTTCTGAAAATTTACCCGCCCGTAAAATCAATTCATTCTTTTTTACAATCACATCCGCACTTCCTCTACCCAAAAGTGCATTGTCAAGTGGTTCAGGATAAATTCCGGCCTCAGTCGGGTCATCCCAATTTCCGTCTTTTTTCTTGAGGTTCCTTGGGGGTTTAACTTGAAAACCTGTTCCTGTATTGTACGAACCTGAAGCATTGTACGTGAAGAAAGATGAGCTTGGAGAGAAAAAATTACTTTGTATGTAAAATTGATTTTGAAATTTAAAATCAAAATTCATAAACATAATCTGAATTAGTTCTCCAACCTCAGGTACTTGATACAAAAAATAGGGTATTAAAGGAGTAAAAATCAGTGGGTCTTTTTCAGTCCAAGCATCGGCAGAATTACTCCAATCCTCCACACTTTTCAGTGTATCAGGTAAATTTATAATATTGATTTTAGCCCTGATTCTACCAAGCATGAGTGGGTCCTTATTGTCTAAAACAGTTCCCTGATATAATATAGATTGACTAGACATTTCCTCTTGATTGGTATTCTTTTAGAAATTTATTGTACAAACCTTCAACTGAGTCTAACTGATATGTTAGTGTAAGGATTTCATTTTTTATTTTTTCAAATTCAATTGATAAACTATCTAAACGTTCAATCAAATTAGCATTAGACAGTTCCTTCAGACGTAAGGCGTCATTTGTAATATCTTCTTTAACTTGTTCCATAGTCATCTCGGGACACTCCAGCAAAAACCGTTAAAACAGTAGGTGTCGTTTACGCCCTGTTGAATTTGATTTTGTCTTCTACCTCTGTGTGTTGCATAGTTGTAAAGTAGCATCAAATTTGGTGTACCGTCGGGTAATGCATCTGTAGGTAATCCTATTTTTTGTAGGTAACCTATCGTATTTATGAAAGCACCTTCCGCAGATTCACCAGGTAAAAAATCTGACAAAATTGCTAGTGGTAAAGGTATTTTACGTCTTTTTCCTGGTAATTTTCTAATAATGTTTATTATGTTTTTTATTTCATCAACAAGCGACTTACATTTTTTATAATCAAAAATTCCTTGTGTTATCTGAGCGGCAATATCAATTCCTGCTTGGACCAAAGCTTTTGTTTGTGCGGTTGAATCTTTTAATTTGTTTGCAACAATTTCATTTACAACAATTTTTATTAGATTTACCAACTCTCTTTTCAAGGTTTCAAATAAAACCTTGATAAAGATTCCACCAATCCTAGATACAACTTTTATTACAAAACTTGTGAATTTTTTTATGAAATCTACGGAATCTGTAACAATATTTGTTCCTGCGGTGTTTACCTGATTTATCGGAGTGACTGCTTGATTGTACGATAAATTTTTTTCACTTTCGACAACACTCAATAAAATAAAAATTGGTAAGAGAACCTTAGGACTAAGTGCAGCACATGCGACAGCAATTGCCATGTTTTTTATGATTCCCTCTGAGATTGTTGCTTCGGCGTTAAAACTCGCAGGCAAGTATATTTTCCAATCAGGATTTTCAGACAAACTGTCTATAATATTTTCCATGGTTGCAATCTGTTCTTCAAATGTCTGACCTGATACGGTATTTTTAAAATCTAAACATTGATTGGTGAGATTATTGAAATCTACAGGTAATTTTACATTTTCACAATCTGCAAATTCCACCACCCCATTCTGAACATTATTTACTTCGTTTTCTATTTGCCTTAAATCCTGCTCAGTAAATTCAAAAAATTCATCATCAACCCCATCAAGTTCTGCAACTTTGGAAAGACCACTTACATCAATCTCTTCTTTGGAATCAAAGCACAGACCTAAAATTCTCGATAATAATGTATAAAATTTAGATTGGCTATCGATTGGGCCAGATGATGCCGGAATTTTCATATTCATAAATTGTGATATGAAATTCAGTACTTGTGGTACAAGTTCCGTTGTATCAAAAAGTTTTATTGTAGAGTAATAGTCTTCCAAAAATGTTCCTACTTTGTTTACTTCTGAGGCAATTCCTTCTCTGTCAACAAGTGCAACTCTATAATAATTTCCTGTAACACCAAATTCGTTTGTTGTTGTATATTGTATATTGAACAATTTTTGTCCACTGCTTCCTTGGTAGAATTTTCCATTCTCTTCAAAGAAACTTCTGTTGTTATTATTCATTAAACCACTCAAGGTTCTATTAAAAGGGAAAGGTACAACACCACCATAGGGTCTCATTATATTGTCCGCAACTGTTGGTGGATAACTCTCGTATAAAATTTTTCCGATAGGTTGGTCGATGTTTTGTTTTAACATACCGTTTGCCAAGGTAATTGCATCCAAAGACTGAACTGGTATGAAAATTGTTGAATTAGCGGGTAATAAATCTATATTTTGGGCACTTATTGGAGTATTTGCTTTGTAAATTTGTTCTTGAGAACAACCTAACGATTTAAGTGCTTCTTCCGCTATGATTTTTTTTACTTCAGATTCAGATTGAACTGCTGACCTAAGTATTAAATTTCTAATGGCCTTTTTACTTGGACCTCCGGTACCCCTTGTCAACCCTATCAAATCATTCAAAGCACTCATAGAAGTTGGGACCTTTCTCAGGAACCTCTTCTGTTGTTTGTTGATTTTATTTAGTTGGGTAGTAGTCTGATTTAACGATTGGGTTATCGGGTTTGTTTGACTTTTTTCTAAATCTTTGTTTGCACGTAAACTTTGGATAAACGCATTTACTGCACTTATCTCTTCACCAGCCTCTTTTGTGGAATTTGAAAGGTCTAAATTTCCTAATTCTGCCATCCGATTTACATTTTATAAATGCCATCATCACTGGAAACATCTTTTTCGATTAAATTTTGTATCATTTCATCATCCAAATCTAAATCAGTCAATTTGAATGATTCGTTAGATGTGTTCGATTTTTCCCAAATGGTAGATTGAAGTTTAGAAAGACTCAATTTTTTCTCAACACAATCATTCACAATCTTCTGTTGTTTTTCGATTACGGGTCCTATTGTGGTCATGTCTTCGGGGTCCTTTAACATCGTCAACATTTTATTCTGAATTCTTATTGCAGTGTTTCTCTGTTCCACAAGTTCATTGTAGATTTCTTGCATTAAAGCTAAAATTGAATCTTTAGTAAAATTTATTTCTTTTTTTTGCGGCCTTGGCATAATAATAAATACTTTTTAATCGTTTTTCATTTTAGTTTGAATGGAGATATATAATTTTTTGAATTTTTTAATTGAGCCCCTTATTTCTTTTGTACTAAGGTTAGTCATTTCCCTGAGAGAGAGTAAAATAATATTTTTATTAAATTTGTTATTTTCTCTTCCTGTGAAAATTGTCTCGTAATTATAAAATAAGTCAATCAGGGCATATCCTAATTTTTTTTCATTGTCCGACAAAACCTCACAATCAACATATTCTTTTAATTTTTCCAAATAAGTCGATATAACAAGGTTTGTGTCCAAATGGTCTTCATCTATTCTGTAAATCATATCAGGACGTTCTTCTATTGTTGAAGATATGTCCTCATAAGATATTTTTCTATTTGTTTCTTTTTGGTCTTTTATTATTTGACCCATCAAATAGTTCTTACAAATAGTACCAAAATACGAGTAAGCTTTTTTATTTTTTGAAGGTTTGAATTTATCAACCTTCGTCATCAAAAAAGAATGAGTATCAACATGGATTTCTTCAAAATCCATATCTTTTCGATAAAGTTTATATCTTCTAATAATAGAAGAAATCATCTTATCTAAAGGAGCTCTTAGAAATTCATTATAAATTTTATTTTTTTCTTCGGAGGATTCTGCAATCAAAAATTTTCTAACTGCGGTTTCTTCTCGAACATCAAAATAATTTTCCTTTACTGCTTTTCTACCTCTTCTTTTTAACGAAACATCCTCTGTCTTACCTGAAATGGTTTCGGACATTATTCACTTGTTGGTTGATATTTTATGGCTCTATCATCAACAAAAAAATACTCTTGTTTAGCCGTTTTTATCCAAAATCTTACCTCGTCTTCTAACATTTTATCTTCACCAAATTTGTAATTCCAAAACAAAGAACCCTCCCTCAAGTTTGTATGTTTGTAACCCAATCTAGGTACAGTCATTATCACTGCTGAGTTATAGGTTAGTCTTAGTAGAAATTCGTAGACGAATGTCAGTTTCATAGACGGTTTCATATAACCAAAGTCTTCTAAAATTTGTTTTTTAATAACACCACCTGAGGTTTGGAAGTTTTGATATTCTTGTAGAGTATCGTTAGTTAGAAATCCGATTTCCTGAGTGAAATTGGCGGCAAAAGTTGCCTCATTTGTAAAACCTGCGAAAACACCTTTTTCGTCAGTTTCAACCACTACAGGTAAAAATACTTGCACTTCAGGGAACGAATCAATATATTTTCTTACGTTATCAAACCAAATATTTGAATACTCATCATCAAATTCGAAAATAGAAATCCATTTACCACTACTGTTCTTTATACCGTGATTTAATTGTGAAGCAAAATTTGGTGTTTCCTCCCAAAGTAAAAGTTTAACATTTAAATTTCCAAAATCGTAGGATTTAAGTAATGTGACTAATTGTTCTTCAGCTGTGTGAACAATTACTAATTCTTCGATTTCAGTTTTTTGATTTTTGAGTGATGTTATTGCTTTACCAAAATATTCGTCAAAATCTTTAGCTTTGGCTGATTTGATTGGTAAAATTACAGATACAGATATTTTGTTGCTCATATATTAAAGTTTTGAAATTTGTTCTTCTAATTGATTTGCCCTTGTGGTCAAGTAACTTTCAAAAAGGTTTATTACGTCAGTTGTAAATTTTTGTTTGCTTTTGAATTGTTCAACAGTTTTATCCATGTTTTCGTAAAGCTCAGGTTTGATGTTGTCTTCTAACCAATTCTGAACGAAGTCTGCAATAAAATCAGTTATCAATGTCAAATCCGTAATCCAAACCCCGTTTTCTTGAGTCATCCAAGAAGGTTGTAAATCAGGTATTTTACCTAATACAGGTACACCACAAGCCATACTTTCTAATGGAAAAGTACCAAAACCACTTTTAGTATCGACCCACACACTAAGAAAACAATCTTTTAGTGTTTTCGCAAATTCTTTTTCACTCAAACCTCTTAGGTCTCTGAATGTGAACCATCTGTATTGAGGAAATCTTAAATAAAAAGTTTTGATGATAGAAATAGCATCCTCTTGTTCACGAGTATGTACACCAATAATTGGCATCGGGGGAATCCCTTTTTTTGTGAATGACTCAGATATTACAGGTTCTAAAATATCTACTGATGCCTGTCTCATAACTTTTTCAATATACTCTTTTTGAGTCTGACAGGTTGTTATACATTTGTAAACACCGTGTTGAGCCCAAGATTGTCCAGGTTGTAATGTTTCAAGCATATACGCATATGATTGAGTAAGAACAATTTTAGCACAAGGTAGATTTTTTACTTGTTCCATCACAAATCCGAAGAGTTCAGGAATCACCAAAAAATCCTCAGGTGCGATTTGAAGGTTTTGATTTTCAATTGATTGATGTGGGATTGTCATAAATTCAGACTCTAACCACTTATCAACACCCATGTAATCATTTTTTTCGTGTAAAATTACAGGGTTGAAATTCGAATTTTTTAATTCCATTGCAATCTGATAGATATATCTAACAGATGCTCTTGCATTTCCTTTTGTATCTTGTACAAAGAAATAAATTTTTGATTTTTTTTCTCTAAGATTTGTTATCGAGGCTAAAACCTTGTCTTTAGAAATATTTTCCATATTAGTAATGATTGATTAACTTTTTATTTAATAGACTGTTAAAGGCTAACTTAAAAGGAACACTAAGGTTGTTTGTACTTTTCAAACCTAATTTATCGTCCATCTCTTCGTTTTCTGACAAAACCACTTCCATCAGCATTTTGACAATTTCAAATTTTACGATGTTGACTTTCATTTCTGTGAATCCACTAGATGATTCTGAACTAACTTCTGAGATGTCCAAATATTTTTCTAACTCATCTAAGTCAACAAAGTAATTCTCGTTTAGTACTTTTAACATATTTCTTGTAATTTATTTTTTAGGTCTTTTATAGATTTTATTTGATGAATTATCTGTGTATCTGAATTATAAGAAGTTTCATATTTTATTAAAGTTTTGTTTTGAGGATGATTCAACAATAATTTAGGATTAGCTGTTACAAGTATGTCTACGTTTGACCATAAATTATCCATCGTGATTTCACTATAAAACAACACGTGTTCAATTAAACTTCCAAATTTAGATATAAAAAAAAGAGATGCGGGTTTTGATTTACCAATCTCGTCTGAAACAATAATAAATTCGTGTTTATCCCGTAAGTCTAAATATATACTATTTAAGTCCAAAAGTCCATTTGGTTCTACTGAACCTGCATGACCAAAAATTTCCATGGTGTGTTCTTGATATAAAAAATTATAAAGTTCATCGTTGTCCTTAAAGGCAAGATGTTCCAAAATATTCAAGGTTGTTATATCTGATTTCACTTTATACTCGAACTCCGATTCCTCCTTGAAGGGGTTGTCAATATACCACTTCTCGTATTCTTGTTGGATTTTTCCAAGAGTATTTCGCAAAACACCATTTATTTCGATTCCAATTTTCATTCTTCGTATCTTTTCAATATTTGTGTTATCAAAGGATTTCTTACAACATCAGTATCCTTGAATTCATGAATTCCGACATCATTGAAATCTCTGAATTTTTTCATAGCATCCCATAACCCTGTCTGAGTTTTATCTTTATGTCTGTCAAATTGTTCCAAATCTCCTGATATGAAAAATTTAGAATTAAAGCCAATTCGAGTTAAAAGAAGTTTCATTTGACTTGGGGTCGAGTTTTGAGATTCTTCAAAAATTAAAATTGAATTGTCAATATTCATACCTCTCATGTAGGCAAGAGCAAAAACTTCAATTGCTTCAATCTCTTTTAATTTTTCACGTATGTCTTTTCCGATGATTTTATTTAAAAGATAATATGATGGGAATATATAGGGGTCAAGTTTTTCTTCTACACCACCTGGAAGACTACCTAATTTTTCTTCCGCCTCAACCGCTGGTCTTACAATTATAATCTTCTCAAAAGGGGTTTCAGGGTCAAATAATAAGTCTACCGCACATTTCATTGCAATATAACTCTTACCAACACCAGCTGGTCCTGAACAAATTGTAATCTGGTTATTGGATAATTTTTCGTAGTATTCTTTTTGACTTTCGGATAAAAATTTTTGTTTTGTTTTCTTTTTTAGAATTGACGTTATAAGTTCTTTTTTTGTTTTGAAATTTGAATTTTCTAAAGTTGGGGTAGGAGCTGGATTTTTTTTTGTTCTACTCATTTAACTTTGATTTTTTTTGTTTTAGAGGGTTCTCGTTTATAGACCGTTTTTACACCATCGGGACTTTCATAA